TCAATGGTAAATGGTAATTGCTTAGAGGTAATGAATACAGGTAAGAAGTTTGATACCTTTAGGGAATGCACCATAGCTGGTTATGAGTTTATAGCAGAGCAAAATAAACTATTTCCATTAGATCAATTTGAGAAAGTCAAACCATCCTTTCATTTTGATTGCTTAGAAACACCAGAACAATCCACATAATTACAATCTTTAATTGACTTTTTAATATATAATTTTAATTTATTCTTTGTTTATGAATAAAGAAAAACGAAAAGAAATAAACAGATTATATCGTTTAAAAAATAAAGAAAAAATTAAACAGGCTATTAAAAATCATTATTTATTAAATAAAGAATATTATAAACAATATCAAATAGAATATCGTAAAAAACCAAAGGTTAAAAAATTTATTAAAGAATATAACAATAGTAAAGAAGTTAAAGAATACAGAAAATTATATAATAAAAAACCAGAACGCATAGAAAAAGTAAGAATATATAAATTATTAAATGCAGATAAAATAAAAGAACAAAGCAGAATATATCGTTTAAAAAACAAACATAAAATTAAACAATACCAATTAAATAACTTACATTTAAATAGAGCTGCTTATACTAGAAGAAAAGCAGCAAAGTTAAAAGCTACTCCTAAGTTTGCTAATCTTAATAAGATAAAAGAGATCTACAAGAACTGTCCCAAAGGTTATCATGTTGATCACATTATACCATTACGAGGTAAAACTGTTTGTGGTTTACATGTTGAGTGGAATTTACAGTATCTTACACCATCAGAAAATACATCTAAATCTAATAAACTTATTAACAACTACCTATAGATTGACTTTATTATAATACACACTATAGGTTGTGTTTATTATGAAAAGAAAGAAGCAACCTATATCTGCTACTGCTATAAGATTATCATCTTATGAAAAGTATTCATCAGAACGTATGGATATGATTATAAAACGATTAGATGATCTTACAGTAGAAGTCAAAGATCTTAGAACTGATATGAGTATGGGTAAAGGTGTCATAGCATTTCTAGTAATCATTGGCAGCATAGCAGGTTCAATCATAGGTTTCTTTCAATTCAAAAATTAAAACAACAAAAAAATTACATTGCGAAAATCAGACAAAGGCTTAGTAAGCGAAGCATTGGCACAAGCATACTTTGCTAAAGATCCAAACCTAATTGTATTCACAGCACTAGGTGGTGTTGGTCCAATAGATATTTGTACGTTTAATATTAAAACAAAAGAGTATTGCAACTATGACGTTAAGACTGTGTCATATAGAAAATCAAATACTAAATACGCACATAAAAAGAACGATAGAATAAATAGATCACCATCTAAATTCAACAAACAATGAATGTGAAGATTGTATATGTTTATGAAGATGGTAAGATAGTCGTTAAATAAAATGTACGAAGATCTTAAATCAAGAATAAAGAAACACGAAGGATTTCTATCCAAAGTTTACCTGGATATATTAGGTAAAGCTACCATTGGCTATGGTCATTTGCTTACAGAAGAAGATGATTTTGTTGAAGGTGTTATCTATGACAAAGATATACTTGAAGCATTGTTTGAGAAAGACTTTAACAAAGCTGTTCAGGGTGCAGAAGAATTACTTAAGGGATATGATGTAGCTCTTGTTGCTAAAGAAGTAATCATTGAGATGGTATTTCAATTAGGAAAGACTGGGGTTTCTAAGTTTAAGAAAATGTTTGAAGCATTGAAAGAACATGATTATAGTAGAGCAGCTGCAGAGATGTTAAACTCAGCGTGGTATAGACAAACACCAAGCAGATGCGAAGAGTTGTCAAACCTAATGAAGAGCTGTCATTAATATGTGGTGGAGTGTGTTGCCTACTGTTTTTAAAACTGGTGCTGAGATCTATAAGAATCATAAGCAATCAGAACTATTAGAGAGTGAAGCAGAGAAGCGATACTTTGAACGTATGGCTCGTGGTGAAATAGAATATCAAAGAGATGTATCAGATCAGCAAGATAAAACTTGGAAAGATGAATTTGTTTTAATCGTAGTATGTATTCCAATTATTGTTTTATCTTACGCAATCATTAGTGATGATGTTAATATTAAATCTAAACTAGATTTATTCTTTGATTACTTTGGTAAGTTTCCATCATGGTATCAATGGTTAATCGTAGGTATCTTCGGTGCGATCTATGGATTAAAACCAACATTAGATATATTTAAAAAATGAGTGATCAAATAACTACAATGTTTGCACAATCTTATTCTAAAAAGAAACCTACATTACTTGCACAGCAAGGAGTTAAAGCAAAGGTAAAGATTAAAAAGAATGGCAAGAAAAAATCTTGAGAATAAACATATAAGAAAGCCACCTAAGAAAAGAAAAGGTAGGCATACAAAGAGAGTTAATAAACACAAGACATATAAAAAATATGCTGGTCAAGGGAGAGTATAGTTTATGCTAAATGTCAAATGTATTTTTTGGTTAAGAAAAGGATTTTGTGCTTTACTAAATCAGTGTAAATGCTTTAAGATAAATGAGGATGACTACAACCCTTTTAGAGAGAAATTATAATGGTTAAAAAAATGTATCAAAATCCTAGCGGTGGTTTAAACGCTGCTGGTCGTGCTTACTTTAAACGTACTGAAGGATCTAATTTAAAAGCTCCAGTTAAATCAGGTGTGAACCCAAGACGAGTTTCCTTTGCTGCGAGCTTTGGAGGGATGAAAGGATCTCTACTTACTAAATCTGGTAAACCCACAAGATTTAAGTTAGCACTGAAAGCCTGGGGATTTGGAAGTAAAGAAGCTGCAAGAAAGTTTGCAGCTCGTCATAAAAAAAGCTAGTGGCTAAGAAAAAGTTTATCCTAAAAAGTGTAGGTATTTGCAAGTCTTGCAATATAGAAGTTATCAATACAGATTCATTTGTTATCTTTGCAGATAGAACTTGTCAGCATACCAATTGCTATGAACAATCAGAAACTACAAGACAAAATAATCTTAAAAAAAGACCAGTTGCTGATAACAATAGCGAGAAACGTATGGAAATGTATATAGAATATTTAAAGACAAAGAAGTGCAAGCATAAATATCAAACAGAATAATATGCCATTAAAAAATTTAGAAAAAAAAAAAGAATATCAAAAAAAATATTATTTAAAAAATAGAAAGAAATTAATAAAGTTAAACTATTTATATAAATTAAAAAATAAAAAAAAAATAAAAATATATAACACAGAATATCAAAAAAAATATTCCATAAATAATAAGGAAAAAATAAAAAATAAAAATATGTTATATCGTTTAAATAATAAAGATAAAATAAAAGAATATTATTTAAAATATTATTTAAAAAATAAAGACAAAATAAAAAAATATACTAAAGAATATTCTTTTAAAAATCGTCATCTTAGAAGAGCCGCCTGGGCTAAAAGAAATGCAATAAAGTTAAAGGCTACACCTAAGTTTGCTAATCTTGAAAAGATAAAAGAGATATATAAAAACTGTCCAAAAGGTTATCATGTCGATCATATTGTTCCTTTAAACAGTAAATTAGTATGTGGATTGCACGTTGAATGGAACTTGCAATATCTAACGCCATCTGCTAATCTTACTAAATCAAACAAACTTATTTATTGATATGCCACTGAACGTTAAAGGTAAAAAGATTCTTGTAGCAATGCAAAAGGAATATGGTAAAGAAAAAGGTAAAGCTGTTTTCTACGCATCTGAAAATAAAGGTACAATCAAAGGTGTAAAGAAAAAAGGCAAATCACTAATGGCACGATAATGGAAAACGAAAGAAAAGAATCTAAGTATCACGAAACAAAAGAAGGTAAGATGGCTCGTAAGGGTTTATATTACAATATCAATCAGCGTAAGAAAAAAGGTATTAGCAGATCTAAATCTGAATCTACTATATCTAAGAAGGCTTATAAGAGTTTGTTATCAGGATTTAAAAAGTAATTACTTAACAGTTTTCATAACGTAATCATATCTATTCCAGATAATATGATCTGGCTGCCAGAAATGTTCCTTATTCATTTTCATTCTAACATGATGGATCATTGTAGTGTGATCACGATTGCCTAAGATAACTCCAATCTTAGTAAATGGCATAGCATATTTATCTCTTAAAACATTTATTAATATGGATCGTGCAATTACTGCTTGTTGTATTCTAGTCTTAGCAGTTATATCATTTACATTTACACCAAGTTGATTGGCAATGATTGTTAATATCTCTTTAACATTCTCAGGTACAACAACATCATTAATCGTTACATACTTAACAACTTCTTTAACAACTGTTTGTTTGTATCTAATATTATTTTTAAAAAATTGTCGTGCTAATTTATATCCAGTTCTAAATCCTGTACGATAAATCTTTCTTTCTCTGTCTGTTAGATTTGAAAAACTATTAAAGGAATATCTTAGCTTAATTTCCTTATACATTTCTTTTGGTGTCATGACTCTCCCTCTGTTGTTATGCAACTGTTCGTTGTTTTTTAATTTAAGATAATGTTTATGCCATTATCTTTTCTTTTGTCTGCTCAATTTTAAATATCAAACGTTTAGAATCACTAAGATTTTTTTGATACTTATGAAAGAACTCAATAGCTTTACTATGTCTAAGCTCCTGCAGATCTCTCATCTTTTGCAGACGAATCTTTAGTTTGTCCAACTAAATCATCCTTCTGTTTAATCGTTGTAAAAACTGTTTTAATAGTTTTAATCTTAACATCAATCACTACACCTTTGGCAGCTGGATCTGATGCGATTTCAGCACTATCAAATTCTTCTGAATAAACAAAAGAACACTCACAGTTTTTATTACGAATAACTTTTACCATTATTTATCCTTTTTGGCAATACCTTTGTGTCTTAAATTCTTAGTCATCTTGCAGTAGATAGCTAGATCATCATAACTATCAGCCTTAAATTTCTTGGTGCAACGATATAGTTTTAATCCCATCATTATATGACCCACATCTTCTGGTGTTAATGCCACTCTAATCTTGTCAAATAATATAATGGAAAACATCTCAGCAAGTAATGCAAAGTTTTCCTCATAATCACCATAATCTTCTTGGCGTTCTTTTATAATTTTCTTTTGTATGTTTTCTTCAATGGAAATAAAGTCGTCTTTGTTAATCATGTTAATCCTTTTTTGTTTTTTACTCTACCCTCAGGGAAACAACGAAAGGGTGGCTGAGAACAGCCGAGGTAAAACCCCAAGGGTAGAATGAATAATAGTATTACCTATTATTAGTACTGTCTATTACCGAAAGACTTATTGCTTGTAAATGGTTTCTTTTGAAATCCACCAGCTTTAAATCCAGGTTGTTTGTTTTGTGTTGCTTGTGCTTCTTTCTTAGTTAGGATGACAGTGTATCCACCTGTTGGATTACCTTCAATGTCAGTCCCATCAAACGCAGCATAATCGTACCATTCATTATTTATGTTCACGTTCATTTTCCATTGCTTTCCTTCTGGAGCTTTTGGAGAATTAGGTGCAACAAATACTGGTTGATTGTCGCCTGGTTTTTTATTTAAGTTAGGAACAAGATTCAAATATATCTTGCTCTTTGGTTGGTCGTTCATCTATACCTCATTTTGAGTTGTGATCTCATCACGCTTACTATTAAATCTTTGCAAGATAGAATTGTAAGTGGATTGATCTTTTATTTTTATCTGATTTAAAAGATCCTTATTAGCACGCCACAGAAAATCTAGTTTAGCTGTATGCGGTGCGAATGAAACTTTTTTAATCAGTTCATTAACTACATCAACATCATATCTATTATTGGCTGACGTTGTGTCTTTAGTATTCATAGGTTGTACTGGAATATCTAATTCCTCATACTCTTCTTTACTTGTTAAATCTTCCAAGCAAAGTCCCATGAACGATAAAGCTCGTGTGATTGCAAATGTTTCGGCTATCTCAAGATAACCAGGTTTATCTCTAAACTGTTTAGAGTATCCACTTGCAACAATTCTTTCAGGATCATAACCAAGGATCTCGCATTTCATAATTACATATCTATCTGAATGCTCAACGATCCTACAGTTAATACCAAACTCAGTTCCAAATACTTCTCTAAAGTATTTAATCTTTGACCAAGCTGATACTGTTTTCTTACCATGTTGATTAATGTATGTGCCATGTGCTGCACACAAATCATTAACTTGTTTTATTTTCTCTTTCATTGTTTACCTTATGTTGTTTTATAATTACAGGTATATGCAAATACTTCCTTTGATTTGTAATATATCCCTGTCTTGTTTCTTGCTGTACTGAACCTACTTGTGTGTACGTATGTATGCTTATTAAATAAAGCATCACACAAACGAGGATCAATTCTATCTACTTTAGATTCAAATGAATGTGCATTGCCATTCATAAGAATGATTGTCAGTATAATTTTCATTTAGCTATTAAATAAATTAACATTAAAAATATAATTATAACTAAAAATAATTTAATAAACATATCTCTAAATAATTTATCCTCTCGTTTTTTTATTTCACGCATTATAGCATCATGCCTAAATTGTTGTCTAATCTTTTCGTGTTTTTTTAATAAATTATTATATGTATCCATTATATATTATCCCACAATGAAGCTGCTTTTTTTATCAGATCCATTTGCACGTCTTTCCACATATAACTAGAAAAGTCTGGAGGTGGAATTAACTTAGCCATATCTTTTGCCGAGCCACGACATAAGTACACCAGGTTCTGACGAATTTTATCAACTAATAAATCTTGTTGAACTACAAACTCCATATATTCTGGTGTAAGTAATTCACATGTATCAGGAGTAAAAACATTAAAGTTATCTTGATTGACATAAAGCAAGTGAGGAGTTTTTTTTGTGGCGTACCAATAAAAAGCACACTGGCGTACATGGTTAATGTCTGGCTGTTTAGGCAAGTATGCTTTAACCCAACTGAATCCTGCTTTAGTATCTGATTTTCTTTTTGATCTGTGTTTTGTTTTTAACTCCACCAGTTTAGTTCCACTCATTTGCTCGTAATCTATTCTGCCGATTTTATCTAAAACCAATTCTTTAAATTTATACGTGCAGTATCTTTCACTTGCTACTTCATCTCCAAGTTTAAGATCATCTAATGCTTTGCAAGTTATCTTAATCATATCTACAAGATAATTTTTTGTATCTTCGTGTTGTTCTTTATCTAATTCATTATGAGGTTGATACTTATCATACTCTGCTAATTCTTCTTTGATGATAGTATCTATATTTTTTTTCTCAATGAGCATTTTCTTTTCTGCTTCATACATATATTTAGAAACATATTTTTGTGATGCTCTACCAATGCTTACGCCAGCATTCATTCTAAACGATATGTTCTTGTTCCTCCTGTCAGTTTGATCAAACCAACAGTAGTTCACTAACCAATCTGCATTTGACTGTGCTGTCTGACTTGGAGATCCATGATCAAGATTAAGTTTTTCATAATACTTAATACAAACATCAGGATCAAAATTACTTAATGCCGAAATGCTATTATTCTTTGTTAAATCAATAACCATATATACCTCTCATTGTTTAAAACATGAATAATCTAATTGGTTATTGTAGTCAATAACTATTTTTAATTAATTTAATTGACATGAATAACCATTTAGTTTACTTAGCTTTTAAACATAACGAAAGGAATAAAATGAAGACTAAATTTGATAAACAAATAAGAAAACTATTAGCTGCTTATCATAGAGCATTTGATTGGCAAGGAAACAGAAAGAAAGGTAAGAAAAAATGAAGCACAAACTAACGCAATATCAAGAAGATAAGAAATTATCTAATAAAGATATGGCAAAACTATTAGGATTAAAAGGAACTAATCCCACAGTTACTTTGTTGAGGTGGAAAAACTGTCAGCGTATTCCGCATCCAAAGTTTATGAAACAAATAACTAAAATGACTGGCATCACGCCATCAGAATTTTATGAGTATTGGTATGCGACACATAAACTATGATAAAGTAATTGTTGAATGGTTGGATATACAATCATGCGATAACGCATGGAGTAGTTTAGATGAATTTGATAAATTAATTCCAGCTAAATGCACAACCATTGGTTATCTTTATGATGAGAATAAAGATTGGGTAAAAACTTTTGCTACATATAGCATCAACGAAAACTCAGATGATTTTGATGTTGGGGATGCAGTCGTAATACCTCGTGGATGTATTGTTTCAATTAAAAAAATAGAGAACTAATATGATTGATCAAGAGCTAACAGTAGAAGTTGTTTGCGAGATGTATGAAGAGAAGATCTTGGTATTAAAAAAAGAAATAGATCGTCTTAACGAAGAGGTGCAAGCTCTTAACCTAGAACTTAAAAAGGAAAAAGAAAAACATAGAGAAGATAACTATGATGAACTAGGTTATTGATGTCATTTTTAAATCACAACATTCCTGTATGGAAAGCTAAAGTTAGATTGGAATATTTATACAATAAAGAAAAACACATTGGCGAGGAAGAGCTATGTCTTATTCATTCCATAACAACATTAGAGGGTAGAACTCCATTGTTTAATATTATGCTACCCAATGGTGCTAACTATGCAAGGCTACCGATCACAGCTTTTTTTTCTGATCAATACAATAGAAAAGATGTAATTGATTTAGAATTAAAACAAACTGTGTATTGGGATTGCTTATCTTATCATGCCAATGTTATTGAATACAATGCACTAGCCACATCACAGTGTAAATTTATTGATCGGAATAATAAATTACATAGAGCTAATTATTTATTTAGTATTGACTACTGCCAACCTGATATGAACTTATTAAATATAACTTACAGTGAAGTAAGTGCTGAACATAAACATCATCACATTTTAGAATTGAATAGAGAAGATGAGTGGCAAGGCAATTTTGCACTCATGCCAAACAATAAAATATTATTTAACTTACCTAACTTTACAGTTAAAGATCAGATACCAGATTATAAAACTAATATGGATTATCCAAGCGTTGAAACAGATAGCTGGAGTACATCAGATGACGACAGCTTTTATTACAAAATTAAAAACTAATGGCTAAAGATATTTATTTTAATCAGGCTAGAGTTAATTGGTACAACGAATGGCATAGGTATGTGCAAGACGATAGCAAGTTTAGAATGATTGATATTGATAGCTATGAATACTGCTCTAATTGTAGAAATGGTATAGCTATTATTGAAACAACCTATGATGTAGGTAAATATAACAAAGTTGCTTATATAACTGCTGATATTGGCAATAAATTAGGTATTCCAGCATATATAGTTTATTATAACATTGAGGGTGTGGAGCATCCAACCTTTAAGATCGCAAAAATTAATGCCATTTTAGAGGAAATAGACCCCATTTCTGAGGGGTCTTTGGTTGAATTAAATGAGTTGGAATATATAGGTTATTTGAATTGGCTTAGAAAACAACACAGATGCTCATAATTTATGCCTAAATATAAGCAACATATTAGAATACCTACTGCTTTATTTGATCATCCTGGCTACAAAGGCTTGGCAGATAACAGAAAGCCTTATGCTTTAGCGATAATTGTTATGCTTTTAAAGTATGTAAATCAAAAGAAAGGCGAGTGCTATCCAAGGTACTCAAAGATCAGAAAGGATCTGGGTTGTAGTAAAAAAACCCTAACAAACTACATGCACTTGCTTTGCACTGCTGGACTGATTAAAATTAGGCGGCTTTCATCAACAAACTTATACACAATTAACCCTATTTTATTGATTAATGAAGTGTACGATATACCCCAGGTGGGGAATATGGTACACATCAGTGGGGTACCTAATGCACATATTAATAAAACATATTTAAATAAACATATATTATTAACTAGTAATAAAATGGATAATAAAATAGATAAGATAGTTAATGATAGGAATATAGATAAACAAAGTAAGATTATTAAACTGGCTAATCTACCCTTGCCAGAATTAAAACAATGTATTTCTAATCATCCATATTACATAAGGAAAGCCATTGAATTAAAGGAGCAAGAGCTGCGTGATGCAAGAGCTGTGCCAAAAATTGTAATGCAACAGAAGTTATCTGCTGCGATGCAAACCAATGCCAAAAACAGATCAGCAGCTTACAAAGCCAAAGTAGAATACAATAAACGTAATGGAATTAAACCTTGGGAAATGAAAAAGAATAAATTCTAATGATATGGCAGGATTTCAAAGCAAGAAGATCTTTTGCATGGCTTACAGAAGAAGAACTAATCCACCAGTTAGATGCGGAGCAAAGGGATTTTTAGTTAATACTTTTAACAAAGATGGAACGCCACGTTATCTTTGTCGTTTCCATGGTAGCCAAAGCTCAGATAAATATGGTGTTAAAAGAAAAGAGGGAAGAGGTGGATTTAAAAAGCCAGGTTATGATGATGAGGATAGGATTAAGTTGCTATCAAATTTAAAACAGTTTAAAAACAAGCCAATAGAATATGTCAGAAAATACTATAACAACACAATCAAAGAACGAATTGATAATAACAGATTCAGATCTGAATACAGTAGAAGAGCTGCTCATAGGCGGTTCAACACTTACCGAGATTTTTACAGAGCTAAAAGTCTTACCGATCAGCTATCTGAAATTTATAAATTATTTAAAAAAAAATCCAGAAGCAAATAAAAGAATTAGTGAGGCACGTGTTTATGGTGTGCAAACTTTAATTGATAAATTACTTATGATTTACAATCAAAATTTAGAAGATAAAACTTTAGATCCTGCTGTTGTAGTGTGGACCAGAGATCGTGCAGCTATGGTTAAGTGGGTGGCAAGTAAGATTTCTGATTTATATTCCGACAAGCCAAAAGATATTAATATAAATAAAAATCAAAACATTGTTATTAGTTGGTTAGATTCGCCTGAAATTGAAGCTCGTTACGTTCAATACGAAAAGGAATTGGAAGAGAAAAAAGAAATAATAGAACAGTAGTTATCTTTTATAATTCCAGATCACAACAAAATACAAAGCTAGGATTAAGAATATAACTTCGTATATGTTGTAATCTAGAATTGTTTCAATCATTTAATTTAATAGTACATACATGATTGTTATTATGCCAATCATATTTACCAAGCCAAGTATTGCAGCCAAAGTATAATAAAAGTTTTTCATTGTGCATACTCCATTTCATAACTATCTTCTATTAATTTATGATCTAATAATCGTCTTTCATACAGCTCATATTCTATTAACTGCTGATAAACCACTTCATTAACTTGCTTATCATCTATTGAACGATATAGATCAAATTCATTTAACAATTTTTCATCGTTAAATGTTTTAATATATTCTTTCATAGTTTGTATTGAGTTCATTATACCTCCTTTATTGTTTCAAAGTTATACATATTCTCATCACAGATTAAACAGACATAAGGATAATCCATATCTTTATAAATCTCTTTAAATAAAATTGAGTTGCAATTACGACAATGAATATCTTTAATTGCATGGTTTAATTTATAGTTATGAGAACCATTTATGAGCGTATATCTTTTTAAAATCCAATGAGGATTTTTACTGTGTATGTTTGTCATTATGCAGCCTCCTTACTTAAAAGTTTTTGATTGATAAGATCTTCAGCGGCTTCAATTTGTTTTCTCCAAGCCAATTCTTTTTTATCATCAGTCTTACCTCTTATTTCAAAATAAAAAGTAATTACTTCTGAAATTATTGACAAAGCCTGGTCAGTTGTCATTGTTTTTTTAGTCATTGTATAACCCTTTCAGTTGTTATTTGTTTTGATCTTAAACTATTTTAAGATCCTGATACCAAGTAAAAAACTTGGTATCAAGTTCCTAAATTTATGCAACCTCCTGTTTAACTAGATTATTATAAACCTTGTTAGCATAACCAGCTAATTTAGATTTTATCTCATCTTGTTTTTTATCGTAGTCTTGTCTTTGTTCTGTGGTCCAGTTTGTAGAATTAATAAATTCAACCTTAACAAGATCATTTGTTTTATTAATTGCTTTACATTTACAAATCATTTTTAATTGAGCTTCACTTAATTTTGATTTGTCTATTTGTGTTTCAAAAGTAGCAACCTGTTCAGCATTACTATAACCAAGATCCAAGCCAATAGAATTAACAAAAGTTTTATTGTCTTTATCTTCAGTTGTCATAACCAATACAGCCGAATAGGTTGATTTTTTAGGATTACACCAAACACTAGTTTTTGGATTTAATGTTTGAGTGATAAGACGATCTCCATACTTTGTTGTTTCAATCCAATATCTTTGAGAAGTTTTTAATTTAAATCCCCAAGGATAATTATTAACAACTATTGCTGTTTCAGGAGTTGTTGCTCCATATACTATTTTTTTCATATTAACCCTCCATTGTTTGTTTTATACTATCATAAATAACCAATAAAGTTATGTCAATAGTATAGATCTTATATTTTAAGATCTCATTACCCTATAAAAAATATAGGGTAATAAGTTATTAAAATTATGCAACCTTTTTAGGTTGTTTATTAGTATTATATAAAGATTTTACTAATTTTATTGTTCCATTTTGATTCTTTAAATTTATTTTATAACCATTACTTTCAGCAATCTTCATAAATTTAGGAGCATCACAATCTTCTTCTAAATAAAAATGATTGTTATTTGGTTGGTAATAAGAATATTGACTGAACTCACTTCCATTTAATTTAAATTGGTTAAATGTCTGTTGGTTAATTTTTAAATAACCATGACTTTCAGTTTCAATAAAAGTAAGATTAAGTATTTTTTCATTTGTAAGCATATTATCCTCTTTTGTTGTTTAATAACCTTTTAGGCTATGATAATATTAATGTAAATAGTAAAAATAGATAAAAATATTAAGTTATTGAAATTATTATATTTTATTTTTAGAGTGTTATTTTATGCGATTAAATGAATTGGATCTGATTTAAGAAAAGACAAAGGCAAAAAAAGAAAAGATATATAGAAAAGAAAAGATCCTGGACATTGAACCAAGTTATTAACAGTTAGCGATTAGATTGTATTTTAAGAATAAAAGATAAACCAATTAAAAACAAAACATAAAACAAAACCTTTGATTGTGTGAGTAAGTTTAAAGATTAAACAAAATATAAATCAAATAAAGTTGCTATTTATCAATACATCCAAGCGTTTATCTTTTATGCGAATATAATTCGGTTGCATTTATATCACACTTGTATGAGCTTGTGTTGTATTTATGCAACAATATTAGATCAATGCAACCAATAATATATTTCCGATAATTAAATGTTATCGGAAGTTTATAATAATAGATCGCATTGGTTATAGAAGTTGCCACAATTTTGGATTGCACACCCCCCCTACACCCCAATAAGCCGCCGCATTTTTATTATATATATACATGGGACTTATCAGGATACCTTTAGAGCCATAGTCAGTTTGCCGCCAAACTCTCAGCAACACAAAATCGCTAACTCATACACACCTATCCCCATAAACAACCCACCCCTTTTTCCTTTGCCTGACCCACCTTTTTATATATTAGTAAAATACCATTAGTAGTATATGAACAGAATTATGCACCAAGATGATGAAGACTATTACAACGCTAATGTAAAAGCAGTTGTATATATAAATGCTGATAACTCTATAACAGTTAAGTTCACAGGATTTGAAGACAAAGAACATTCAGCCATATTCAGTTCATGGTTAATGATGCTATTGAATATTGAGAATGCAATCATAAATGATTCAAAGTCTAAGGCGATTCACTAATGACAACGATTACAGAAACAGTAATACAAAATGGGGCTACCCAATATAAGATACCTTACTACCCAAGAGAGAAACAAATAGAACTTCATTTCAACATGAAGAAGTATCGCTGGTCAGTATTAGTCTGCCATAGAAGATTTGGCAAGACTGTGTGCATGATTAATCATCTACTCATGTCAGCACTACGTTCTACACAGAAAGCACCACGATATGCTTATATAGCACCCACATTCAAACAAGCTAAATCAATCGCCTGGGATTATATGAAACAATACACAGCTCTAATTCCTAATGTTAAATTTAATGAAACAGAACTACGTTGCGATTTACCTAATGGTTCAAGAATAACATTATTAGGATCAGAGAACTCAGATGGATTACGAGGTATCTATCTTGATGGTTGTGTCATTGATGAGTACGCAAACATACAAGGTAAGTTATTTACAGAAATTATTAGACCAGCATTGTCAGATAGAAAAGGTTGGTGCGTATTTATAGGAACACCACAAGGAACAAATAATAACTTCTATGAATTATATCAACACGCACAAGGGGATAAGCAATGGTTTCACTATAAAGCAAAAGCATCTCAAACTAAAATTGTAGATGATCAAGAGTTAGAAGCCGCAAAGAAAGTAATGGGAGAAAAGAAATACCTACAAGAGTTTGAATGCGATTGGATTGCAAATATAGAAGGTGCTGTTTATGGAGATGCAGTTACTAAGATGGAAGATAATAAACAATTAACTAGAGTTCCTTATGATCCATCATTACCAGTTTCTACAGCGTGGGATCTAGGTGTATCAGATCATTCAGCAGTTATATTCTTTCAACAAATGGGAAGAGCTATCAATATTATTGATTACTACGAAGAACGTGGTCAAGGTTTACCCCACTATGTTCAGATGCTGCAAAGCAAAGATTACGTTTATAAAGATCATTTTGCACCCCATGATATTGAAGTTACTGATTTTAGTAATGGTAAAACAAGACGTGAAGTTGCTTATCAATTAGGTATTAATTTTAAAGTAGTTCCTAAGATTCCATTTGAAGATGGTATCCATGCCACCACAAT